CTCCTTATAAATAATATATTAATTATGGATTCACCGTAGTTGTTTCAACATCAACCACTTTTGTCATGTTGTCTACTATATCATCATTTCTGTTGATTGCAATGTTATGTGCTTTTTCAGCCATGTCTTGTGCAAGACTTGAATCCCTTGTTGTTATCGCACCACGTTCATGGATAACTCTGTCTATTTCATCTGGTGCTGCATCTGGGCATCTTTCTATAATTGTTTGTGTTGAAAGATATGTTCCCTCCATAGCCAAGTTGGTTATCTTCGTATTATTTGTTTCCAAAGACCAAGGTATAATCTTAGCACCAATTTTTAATCCTGTGTACTTTTCCGTTCCATTGCTTTCAAGTTCAAGTCCTTCTTGGTGTAGGCATACCATGTCTGTCACAAATTGTTGCCAATCAAGAGCAGAATGTGTTGCAACGGAATAGTCGTTTGACATTGCCAATGCTATTCCGTTCCCACCACTATTTGTTGTCGTAATGTCTTTTGGAGTTATAAATGATGTTGAACTAAATAGGGATATTTTTTCTTCAAGTGTTTTTAAATATCCGTCCATTGTCTTAGGCTCTGGGAATTCCAGTACTTTTGCATCTTGCTTTCCATTGGTATTGTCACTTGAAAGATTAATAACCAAAGTCGATGAATCACGTTTAAAGGATTCAGTATCCATTTCTCCTATGAACACCAATGCAAATGTCCCAAATCTTTTTAGTGCAATGGCTTGTATGTTTGCCATTAACTCCCACATTTCGATGCTACTTTCCGCATATTCCCATGCCACTTTCCCACGCTTATGCAATAGAGGACAACGTGAGAATCCATGTCTTTCAAGTGATATTTCCCATCCATTAGTGCCTTGTATGACACGATAATGGTTCTTTTCATCATAGGTGTCTATTATTGTCTTGTCATCGACTTGATAAACAAGCGACCTTGCTATTTCTATACCATATTCATCATAATTTGGAACAATTTGATAGCCATCCTCATAGGAATAGTTTGTTATATAATATTTGTTTTTGCTTGCATCAAAAGAAAACAATAAGCCACAATTCCCTAATTGTTTGCATGTGTTTATTGCTTGATATTTATTCCATTCACAATTACGCCACAACCATTCTTGCTTTATGGTGCTAAACATTTTCTTTTCACTTTCATCTGGTTCTATATTGCATAGATTGAATTCAAGTGGATTTACCGTTATATTGCGAACATGCGAAGAATGGATAAGTTTTTGGAATGAAGCGGTTTGCGTTATTTCCATCATGTTTGATGGCAATTCCGTTCCATTCAAGACAATCTTAATCTTTGGGATAGCCCTATTTAGTATTATATGATGTAGGTCTGGTCTATATTCCGTAATATATGTATCTTGTGATATTGGATGCAATGTCAGGTTTGCGAAACCAGTTTCCAAGGATGTGTTGTTTAACACATCAGCACCTTCGTACCCATGAAGATTTAGATTTCCACCCCTTGTAAAAGGTTTCATTTTCATCAATCGTGTAGGTTCTTCCATGAACCATCTTATGTTATGTTCCCTTTTCATCTTTTATATTTGGCTTAAAACATTTAATATTTCATTTGCATTTCGAATCTTTTTCTTGTAAATTCTTGTATCTTCATCATCATTTGATGCCCCAATATTTAAGAAATTTAGCATTTCCCTTGATTCCAATCTTTTCTTTATGATACCTGCATCATCACGCAACATGTTATAGCAATCATGATAAGTACCACCACAAAGCATGATTATGTTGTCCGTAAGGTCTGGTGACATTCCTTTTAGCAATGGCTTTTGCTTTTCTTTTTCAAGCATTGCTATTTTTCCGCTATCTGTTTTTCTAAATTGGAAAATCACGCTTTCAAATATCATGTGTTTTTGTATTGTGCTTGCTTCTCTTTTCATGTTTTGGTGTGCATATCTCATGTTGGCAAGTTGAGAATCATAGTGTATAAGACCACTTAGAATCATTTCCATCGCCAAATGTGATGCCTCATCCTTAAATGTCTTGTATTGCATCTTGCTTCTACGTGTCGGTTGTGATGCCCCTGAAAAGAAAATAGCCCTTGGAAAACAATCCTTTAAAAAACCGAATCCTTGCACATCAAGTATTATGTCCTTTTCTTGTAGATTATGTTTGTCACGGAAATCAGTTATCATCATGACCGCTTGCTTATTCGTGTTCTTTATGGAATAAAATATGTCCTTGCAAATGAAACCAAAATGCGTCCACAATTCCCAATATTTAATAACCAAGTTGTCAAATCCAGTAGTTGCCATATCCACCGTCATGAATCTTTTTGTCAATTCACTATTGTGTGGGATTTCATCATCTTGGAACATTCTTTTAATGTCATTTGGCGTTATTTGGGAATTTGATATTTCAGTTTCCTTGTCATCATCATCCGTCAATGAATAATTCCAATTGTTACTAAATGAAGATAAAGCCGTTGATGAATTGGCTGCAAGTCCACGATATGCTTTGTTTTTTGACAACATCTTTTTATTGTCCTTTACATCAAATGTGTAGAACACCATAGAAAGTATAAAGTCCTCATAGTTCATGTCTGGGTACATTGCTATCAATGAATCTATATGTTCTTTGCACTTTTCATATACTTCACGTTTTGTGCGTCCAAAATATGTCTTTTCTATTTCACCATTTTGCATGTTGAAATACATGACAACGCCATCCATTGACTTATCTATTGTCCCATCATCATTTATCCATCCACCGCCATGTTCACCTTTTCCGCATAGTTGTCTAAGGAAACATTCACGTTCTGGGTTTTGTGCTAAGAATATTTGTGCCTTGCCTGTGGAATCGGAACGAAGACGTGGCATGAATGCTGTTATTGTTCTCCATTCAAATTTATTGCATTCATCAAATATAAGTTTTTTGGCTTGCAATCCTTTTGCAATCTTATCAATGACGATTGGGCTTTCATTGTCTAATTGTTGAAATTTTATTTCACTTCCATTGTACAATCTCATGCCCATGTCGGTCTGCGTCCTAATTATCTCGCCTATCGGGTCATGTGGTTGTTTCTTTATCGAGCGGTCAATTAATGGGTACATTTTTTTCAATGTGTCACTGACCTTTCCAGCACCCCAGAAATCAGATACATTACGCATAAAGCAAACAATCTTTGCATTGTCATTCATTGCGAGGTATTCTATTGGTGCATAATAAAGGGCATAGGATTTCCCACCGCCAGTGTTGCCAGTGAAACATACGATGTCCGCATTTGAACGAATGGCATATTTTTGATTTCCATCTTCCAACGGAGCGAGAACTATGTCATTTCTTTTTCTTGCCACTTCTTACACTTCATGTTTTAATATCACAAAAATAAATATATAAATACATTCAACATTTCACATATAAAAGGTTTCTTTTGCAATTTGTAACAAAACCAATGAACAACCAAATATATATGATGAAAATCTTTTCTTTCTTTATATAAATTTGTCAAAACGAATTAATTTTAAATAGAAGAAATCTATGACCAAAGAAGAAGTTTTGCAGAAAGCAAATGAATTTTGTAACGAGAAAGGTTACACGAGTGAGACATTGACGGATGAATTCAAAGAAATGTTCTCTGACTTTTTTGCCAAGAAAAACCAAGAGGCGAGCATTGATGATGAAAAAATGATTGAGGATTTGAAATTCAATCTTAAAACTGCGTTCAGTGCATCATCACGTGGTATTACATCTAGACAAAAGAGTTTTGATGAAAAAGAAAGTGAATACAAACGTCAAATAGAGGAATTAGAAAACCAATCCAAGAAAAAGAAAGTTGAAAAGCCTAGTGAAATCGAATTACCCGATGATGTCAAAAGGCAATTGACGGAACTTGAAGCCTTTAAGAACCAACAAAAGAAAAATGAAAAGTTTAAGGAGGTATTGGAATTGGCAAAGAAAAGCGTTCGAAATGATTTGCACAAATCACTTGAAAACTATGCGAATGATTTTGCTATCACGTTGGACGAAACGAGTGAGGAACAAGCCAAGAAATTGACGACACGATTCCAAGAGATTTTCAAGGACAGCATTGGTGATATTAAGCCATTAGCACCGAAACAAACTCAGAAGCGTGATGATGAGTTCCTAAGTTCTATTCCTAAAGTTAAGATTTAATAAATTTATTTAAATTTTTATTATGGTAACAAATTTGGCTTATTTTTATGAAACATCACGCAAGGTTCGTGGTGGGAAATGGGTTTGGGTCAAAGATAGCAATGGTGAACCACGTGGCAATGTTTTGTTAGGTGGAACTATTCTTAATCCAAACAAAGGGTTTGGTCATTTATGGGCTGCACAGTTGGTTCAATATACACCAGCCCAAGGATGTCTTATTTTCCGTTCGTTTGCAGTTAAGCAGGCTACATCTGCTGCAACTGATACAACTATCTATTTAAATGGTGATGGATATTCTGATGCCCCAGAGGTAGGAATGATGTTGATGGTAGCACCAAACGCAGCAAATGGGACAGGTCAGTCGGCAAAAGTGACCGCTGTTGAATATGATTCCGTAAATGAACGATTCAAGGTGACTATTGACACTGCTTTGGGTTCATTGACAGCAGGTGCTATCCTTGTTGAAGCAAGTGGCAATAGTGCAAGTGCAAGTGCAAGTGTCCTTGTACCTAATCCTAATACTTTCATTGAAGCAGATAGGGACTTGTTGCCAACGGAGGGCTATGGTCTTGAAAATGCCAATTATTCAATTAGTACGGTTTACAACAAGCAGGCATGGATTGCTCGCATGCAACCACTTCCTGACTATGTTTTGGCAAAGAACCGTTCTTACATTGACGGAATTTTTTGGATTTAAAGAAAGGAGGATAAAGATATGGCAAATGCTTATAAATATGCTTGGACGCCAGATGAGGCAATTGATAAATTGTATCAAAAAGGTTTCATGGACGGAACAAACGCTGGTTTCCTCCAGACTTTGATTGACAATACAATTGAGATTGAGGAAAACTCTTTCTTCTGGCAAGAACATTTCACGGTAGAGGGAAATGAATATGAAATTGACCTTGCAGATTTGAAAAAGAATCCTGCATGGACGGTAAGACAGAAAATCAATCGTGCAGTTCCTATGGCAGATGCAATGGCACCGCTTAGTGAAACAATGCAGTTGGATAACGAGGGTTGGGAAGAAAAGACTGGCTCTATCTACCAATATGGTAAGGGCTTGTTCGAAACTTCAATGTCTAAGTTGGAATTGCAAGCAAGATTGCGTGAGTTAAACGTACAAGACCAGTCATTGGTTTCTGGCTTTGTTCGTGGCGTTGCAGACCTTATCAAGTCACACAACCAGAGATTGTCACACATGGCAGCACAGGTTCTTTCACGTGGTGGTGCTTATGGTAACACAATCAATGTTAGTTTGGATGGTACAACACGCACATCACAAGGATTCAGTGGTGTCGTTGTAAGCCAGTCAGAGTACATCCCAGCAGCAAACAAGAAGACCGCTGGTGCTTTGGTTTGGTCAAATGCAAATGCGGACATCCCAGAGCAGATGCGTAAGATTGAAAACGATTTCAAGGAGGCTAACGCCATTGCAGATGGAACACCATTTGAATGGGATATTCCTTATGACATTGTTGTGAACATCCTTTTGAACAATGCATCATTTGTTGCAGAGGTTAATCGTTATATCCAACTTTATGCACCTGACAAGGTGGTTGTAATCACAAACAATGGTTCATCAACCAATGTGAATTCAATCACAATCGAGCAATTGGTTGCTTATAGCCGTTCACCAATCTCTAAGATTTCTCCTATTCGCATCGTTCGTGAACAGCAGACGGTACAAGGCATCACGACCACATACACGGTAAAGGGATGGAAACCTAACACGGTTGTTCTTCGTCCTCTTGGCTATGCTGGTGTTGTTGTTCATGCCAAGACAGCCGATGTTCAACTTATGCGTAGTGGTGAGGTGAACAATGGCATCCAGTTTAGTTTGGCAAAGGTTCAGAACTTCCTCTATGTAATCAACAAGGTTACACCGAATGGAATGTTGAAATCTTACCATACGGATGTTATTGGTCGTTATGCACCTGTTTTGAATGAATCAAGTTATCACGTGCTTGTTGACATCGCAACTGCTGATTCTTGATTTTGATTGCGTTTTGTGTGTGTTTTTCATATTATTTTATTTAATGGTTTTGCAATATGACTGTACTTGAATGGCTTAGAGCATCTACACGATATACTTTTGAGGAGGCTACCTTTATGAAGATAGCCTATGATAGAGGGTGTGAACCAGATGATGACATCTATGATGGTTCCGTGACAAAGGAGCAAAGGGAATTGATGACGGCTGATATTATATTTACCGCAGTTCTTCTTAGCCCTTCAAGTACATCATCATTGCAACAATCACACAATGGTTTTTCAAAGACCATTGGTAGTGAAACGGACTATTATCAAGATGATAAGATAACATATGCAATTAGGATATATAACAACTATGGGGATGAACGTGCAGGTGTTCTTGAAGACATTGCGAAGAAGAAAATCAAGTTTATCCCAATAGTGGATGTTTGTCATTTATAGTTATGTTGAAGAATGAGATTTTAGAATACCCCTATGTTGGCACTATAACAAGAGTCGTAGTAGGTGATGGGATGGAAGATGATGGAGAAACCATCATTTATGATGGCGTGATGGATGAACACATGGTGACGGATGAAGAAGGCAGTACGTTACAAACATCTTCATACATTATAAGCATTCCCTTGGTAATTGGCGATGATGGGAATTGGGTTGTTCCGAGAAAAGGTGACAAGGTTTCCGTTACACGCTATGGCGAATCTTTTTCTTTGAATGTGGATAATGCAGAGCCATCACAGGTTGGCGGTGGTGTGAGTGTATATTGTTCAAGAAATAGTTGGCAATAATGGCTTATAAGACAAAGGTTAAGTTTAATGCTGAATCAATTAAAAAAAAGATTTGGTCTAAGGTTAGTCGAGAACAAACCAAACGACTAAAGGATTATGCAATGATTAAACTTGATGATATGGCAACAAGCCACACTTTTTCAAATAGGACATATAAC